TCAACTAATTTAGTATTAGTCATTGACATGGCATCGGCAAGATCTATTCCTTTTTGTCTAGCCTTTTCCATATCTTTTTTAAATTTATAAATTACTGCGGTAATGCCAACCAGCCCTGCAACAAACAATCCAAGTGGATTAGTAAGCATAGGGGCAATACTTGCAAGAGCAGAGACACCCATCATGGCCATACCCACGCTATTGTTACCAGTCATGAATCCTGCCATTGCTCCAATACCCGCAATTCCAGCAACAGGGCCAGCAACCGATCCAACTCTTTGTGCTCTTTGTGCTCTTACTTCACGTTTTTGATCTTTTAATTGTTGTTTGGTTAATGGGGCTGCTTGTGTAGCAAGTTTGTTTTTGTCTTCAGTTATTTTTAATTCTTGTTTTAATGCAACAAGTCTTCTTTGCTCTACCTTTTCAATTTGACGTCTTAATGATTTTTGTTCAGTACGAAATTGTTTTTCTATTGCTGAAACAGCCATCCCTGGTGAAGTTACAGATTGTCCTTTTGGAATACCACCCTCTGCTCCAATAAGACCAAGTCTCCCCATTCCTGGAATAAAGACACCCCTACCTGCACGAATTGATGATGTTGTTTTTTTAGTAAGAATTGACTCGCCTTTACCAACTGCCATTTGTCTTGTGTCACTTGATCCACCTCCAATTACATTAAGTGCTGAAGGTTTTGCTACACCTGTTTGACCAGTTATAACACCAGATGATTTTTGTACAGTTAAAAGTTCTCTTGCAATTGATGTTGCGTTTTTTGATGGAGTAAGTTTTCTTCCTCCACCACGACCAACTCTTGCAGTTCTAAACTTATCACCATCTAAAGCAGCAATTGATCTAGTATTACTAATTTTTCCAGTTCTAGCACTAACTTCTGGTCTTTCATAAGCAATAATTTTTCCAGAAGCATCTCTTTTTACTGGAATAGAATAGTTAGGATCTATATTTTGTATATTTCTTAATGCTTTAATTACAGATTGAGATGTTTTTGTTCCTTGTACAGATTTTATTACATCTGCTATTGGGGCAGATCCGTTAAATTTAAGTGAAGATGATCCTAATGGACTAAATGTTGTACTTGCATATAAAGATTTTACGGCATTTCCAAATGATCCACCTCTAGATTTTCTAACTATTCCACCAAGAATTCCAGTTTTTAAATTACCCATCCTTGAATAAATTTGTTTATCACCAATTAAAGATTGTGGTGACATATTAGACAAAGATGTTGATAAATTGTTTTTTATTCGTTCGGTAACACGAACTGCATCTTTTGGAGGAATCCCCAAGTCTATAAGACGAGCAGTCATTGTTGTTGTTGATCCTGGGGTATTTAATTCTCTTAGGTAATCTCCCGCTCTTACATTACCAGTAATAAGTGCTGAGTTTGTTTTAGGAGATAAATCAAATCCAATTGCAGAAAATGCATTTGCAGATCCAAATCCAGTACTTTGCATATTTGCTGGCAATGCTGATCCACGAACAACTTTCTTATCTACAGCATGAGCAAATACTGTTTCTCCCTGAAGCGTTGGTGTTGTTGAAGTTTTTCCACGTAATCCTTGTAAAACAGAAGAGTCTTCTCTATTATATTGTGCTTGTTGTCTTGCTCTTACTCCAGCAACCATGTTTGCACCGCCACCAGTACCTGCTGTTTTTTCTCTTATTCTGTTGATTGCTTCATCTAGGTTGGTGCCTGCGGGTAAGGATCTAAACCTTCCAGCCCCAGTAGTTCCATCATCAAATGCTTGTATTGTTCCATTAACCATTGCATTAATAATTGGTGCATATGTATTGTCTTGTGCAATTTTCTTTGGAATTACCGCTTCGCCTGGCATTAATAAAGCAGGAACATTATCTTTATTTCCAGTTCCTGGAACTTCGGCTACACCACTTGCAAATTTCTTGGGAGTAAACCTTCCACCTGGCATCATCATACCTGGATTTGCCATAGCAAATCTTGTTGCTGCTACGGTTGCATCAATATAGGCTTGACGTAATAATCTAACTGCCGTTGTTTCTACTGCAAATGATTGCGTTAGGCGTGTATGAGCCTGATTTAAAGATGCCGCTACTGTGGCTGCTTCTAGTTGTTCGCTATTTAAATAACTTGTTTGTTGGGCAAGAAGGTTTGTATTTGTCCCAGCCCTTAAAAATCCAGAACGCATTGTTATAAATAGTTTTATTATGTTTGCAACACCGTTGGCAAGTAGGCCAAAAGTCATTAATAACACTGGTCCAATAACTCCAACAAGGGTTGATGCTACAACAATAAACTTTTTAGTGCCTTCACCAAGATTATCAAACTTTTCTAGTAGCCTGCCAACTACTTGAACAATTGGTGTAACTGCTTCTAAAAATGTTTTTCCTATCGGCGCTATAGCAACTTTAAGTTTTTCTATTGACTCTTTAAAATTAACTCCAACAGCATTTTCTAAAACACCTAATTCTCGTTCAGATAATATCGCAAGTTCTTCAATTGATGCTCCAGCAAGATCTAAAACCCTAGCAGCCTGAGTTCCTTCTTTTGTTACGTTTTGAAATAGTGTTGATAGACGTGAAAATTGAAACTTACCAAACAATTGCTCAATTGCACGAGCACGATTAAGGGGATCTAAAGTGTCTAGGGCTTGGGCAAAATCTATAACTGTTTCTTTAATGTTTCCAGCATTACCCTCAACAATTGAATTAATGTTAATTCCCATGTTAGCAAGCATTTCACTTGCTTTCTTGCTTGGGTTAATTAATGACGCAAGACCTGATTTAAGAGCGTTAGCACCTTCTGATGCATTAATTCCACCCTCTTTCATTGCTGTTAAGAAGAAGGCTAAGTCTTCTACTGTACCGCCTAATTGTTTAACAACTGGACCTGCTTTAGGAATGGCCTCTGTTAAATCTTCAATAGATACTACAGTTTGGTTTTCAACTGCGTTAAGGAAATTAATCTTACTTGCTAAATCTTCTGCTGCTACACCAAAAGCATTTGTTACTGATATTGTTGTTTCTAATGCCTGTGCTTGTTCTACACCACCAAGAACTGCAAGGCGAGTTGCTTGTGCTACTTGGGCTGTAAGATCTGCTCCTGTTTTACCCATTGCTGCGGCATTTGCAGCCATTTCCATAGTTGCTGTAACTGCAACACCATATTTTGTAAACTCTTTAGCAAGTTGTTCTACACTAGCCAAAGCCTTATTGGTCTGGTCAGTTGTTGTAAACATATCTCCATAAACACGTTTAAACCTAATGGCTTGTTTTTCAAGATCCATAAATGTTTTAGCGGCGGCGGTACCAAAATAAGCAAGAGGAATTGTAAAACCAACCATAAGTTGGCGTCCTGCCCATTGTGTATTTTTACCAAAATTTAAAAGATTGGTAGATCCTTGCTTTAATAGTTGATTTAATAGTGCTTGTTTTTGTGCTGCTACCGCTAATTTTGTAGAGTAGTCTTTCATGTTAACTGTATTTGGAGTTATTGAAATTGCTTTCATTGCTCCAGAAGCATCACGACCCATCTTAATATACTGGGTCTGCATCTTCTTAACACGTTCTTCGGCTACCTTGCCAATTGTGTTAAATTCTTGTTTAAATAATCTGCCAAATGTTTTTGTAGATCCGCCTGCATAACGGAAATACTCACGCATAGAGAGTTTATTGGTCTCCAGTGCGTGAGTAAATGATTCTGTTGAGGTTCTTACTAACCCCATTTGTGCACGGAATTTACCCGTTGCATTTATTGAATTTAAAAGATTGGTCTGTAAGCCTTTTTGAGCGGCTGCTGCGGCAGCGCTACTTTTTGCTACAGATGAATGGAAGGTTGCTAATTGACGTTGGAGATTTTTAAGTTCTGCCAGTGCCGCCGACGTATCAATATGTACGCCAATATTAGCATTTACATCAGCCATTCATTTACACCTCTTTTATTATTTAGTTGTTTGCAAGCACTGTATTTAAAAGAGCGTTTGCATCTGCTAACTTAACTCCAGAAGCGGCTTCAATAATTTTATAAACTGTTGGAAGGTCTAAGACCTCTTCTAGTTTACTAATATCTTTAGACAGGTCTGGATTGTACTGCTCCATAGCAATTTGTACGCACTCAATAAGAAGAGTCATTGACTTATCGTTATCTTCTGCTACCCCTGCTACCTGCTCAAACTTTTTCATAAATGGACGAAGCAGAGAAATCTTAAGTGAGCGTACCTTAATTTTTGTGCCGTCCATGAGAACAAGTTCTTCACCCTCGTGTACTGTTGTTGCCATTTGTGTATCCTCCTATATAGGCTATGTCAATTATAGCATAGGGAAGTTATTTTGTTAGATCTTCGTAATCCAAACCCATACCTATACCAAACCCTGCTTTCTGTGCATTAGGTCCTTGTAATGCTAAAATATCGTTGCCGTCAACAGTTTTCCCTTTGCTAAAAACTCTTGCTTTCATATCTTCCCATTCTTTTTGACCTTTATCTTTATTTGATTCTTTGTCTAGGTCTACCCCTTGAATTGCTGCCAAGAATTTCTTTTCTGTATAATCTAATTCTCTAATTACTTCTAGGGTTGCCATTAACTCTGGCATTGATAAAGAAGTTTCTAACTCTTGGTAGTCTTTCCAAATACCGAGCAAAAATACCTCTGCTTCTAGTTTTGCAAGGTCTAAGGTTTCCCAGGTTTGACCACTACCAATTGCTTGATCTTTTACTGGTTCTTCTGACTTTTTATTAATCTTAATGCCAGCAGCGGCATCTAGTACTTTATAGACAGTAGGCATATCTATACTGTCCTCAACATCCTTAACAGTACCTGAAATTTTAGGATAGTATTGTTTCATACAGATTCTAACACATTCTATTAATATACCAATTGCGTCATCATCATTTTTTGTGTTTTTAATATTATTAAATGTCAACATAAACTCACGAAGATACTTTATTTTTAATGGTATTATTTCTAATTCTGTCCCATCAAATAAATAGACTATATCACTTTTATATATTGTAGTTGCCATAGAATTCTACTCTATCACAGACACAACAAAAAACCCACCTCCGAAGAAGTGGGTATTTGTTTAATCTGAATTTAGATTATGATTGACCGTATGTGCGATCTACGATTTTACCGTAAGATCCTGATGTATCTTCTGGCAATAAACGGAATGATACTTCAAACATTGAAGCCTCATCACGCTTTGCTGATACAGTTACGTTTTCAATTGACAAAGCACGGTATGCTGTGTAAACTCTTTCAACATCGGCTGCAGTTACTGGGTTTCCAGTTCCTGGGCCAACAGCAACTAATCCACGCTCTACTGGAACTTCTCCAATGTCGCCTGCAGAAAGATTTAATGTTCTTCCTGTAGATGCTGCTTTGTTTCCTGAGATTTTGTCGCTAGTATACGCTAGAGCAAGAAGCAAGTTTTCTAAAGTTGCTTCGGCAAAGGCTGTTGCAAGATTTACTTGCATGCCTTGCTTAAATAGTCTAGCAACGTCAAGAACCTGATCTACCTGGACTTCACCGAAATCTGGTTGGAACTGTAATTCAAGACCGTTCATTGTATAACCTACGTTGTCGTATGTAGCATCTCCTGTAAGTGTATCTTTAAAAGACTCACTTGCATCAAATGCTTCCAGGGTTGCTGGAGTTAAAGTTGTGTCGCAAACAAAAAGTGCTGCTGCACCAACGATAATGTTGTTCGACGTACCACGGCTATATGGCATGTATTTTACCTCTTTTCATAATAGTAGATATTAAGTTGTATGGCGTTGTTTCCTCGATATAATTATATCACTGTTTTAGGAGTACCTTTGATTTGAGCCTTCTACGCTTACCGTGTGATAGTCATACTCTATGACTAACTTGTTTAGCCCCAAAGTTCTGGCTGAGGCTAACTCTATTATATCTCTACTTTCATCTGCTTGATATACTTTTAAATTGTGAAAAAATACATTTTTAGGGATTACGTTACCATTTTCATCTTCTATATCATTTTCTGCTATCCAAGAGTTTAAGGCCTGCGCTGCAACATCTTCTCGATCAAGACACTCTATTATTACTCTAGTTGTATCAAATAATTTAGAAAGGTTAGGGCTATAAATAAAATAGATTAACTGTTCTCTTTTATGCTTATAAAATGGGGTAGGTCTAAACCTCATAAGTCTGTCGAATATAATTACGGTAGTATCAGGATTATTTCTAATAAAGGGAATGTCATTATAAATACCCTCTACGCTATCGGGCACTTGGGCAGGGAAAAATGGTTGAAACGGTTCAGGTCCAGTTGGCATTAACTCAAACTCTTTAAGTTCGCTATTAACAAAGGCATTAACAAAGAGTGGCGGGAATCCAGTTTCTGCTGATACTACTGATACCATAATACTATTCTACACTAATCTTTGCATTAGCAATCCATTTAAAGCCAGTATCGATACCCTTTGATCTGCCCATTCTTGCTCCAGTTTTTATTTCTTTTTTAAATATTACTGGTTTTTTAATGTAATTATATATACCACTAGCACGTAAAAATGATTGTTTAAAATATCTTAAAATAAATTCATCCATAGTTTTTTCAAAAGATCCTTGAGCCTGACTTCCTCCAGGGTTTCTAACTGTTACAGGATTTTTAGTAAATATGGTTTGACCGCCTTCATTAAAAACAAGAACTGGAGACTTTATTGGTTTAATTACAACTGGAATTCCTTCTTCCATAATTTTAGCCTTATTGTAAAATGGGATATTTGATTCTTTTTTTATACCTCTTGATTGAGTAAATGTTGAATTAATGCTCAACCCTAAATTACTAACAGTATATGTAATGTCAAATAGTCTTGAACTTGGACTACCCGTTTGATACCACTCATATACATGTTGAAGTGCTGCGGGATTTCCCCTTGCAGAAACATCTACATATCTAGCCATTGCATCTATTGTTCCTGCACCTAAGTTTTTTAAAAAAACAGTTTTACCTTTTTGAGCACCATCTAAAAATCCAAAAGCATATTGGACAATGTTGTTCATCTGTTTGTCAAAACTTTTAGTATTTGTTGTAATTATCATTAGTCTGTTATTGTTTGATTTTCTGTTCTACGTAATAATACCTTAAAATACTCAATTGATCCAAATGGTCCACTAAATGGATCTACTGTTGCTACCTCATAGATTGTTCCACGTCCAGACCTTGATCCCCCTGTTTCTCTATAAATAAGTTCATCGTTAGCATTGCGAATATTTGTAATTAAAATATTGTTAATTGCATTTTCTGTTTCAGTTGAAGATTTTCTAGGATCTGTCTTTACTCTTGCTATTAGTTTGTTTTCATGTTGTAAAAATGCTTCTGGTTTAATTTGTTCAGTACCCGCTCCTCCTATAGAGGTAGCGTTGCATATAATTGTTCTATCATAAAACCAGGTTCTGCTTGCTTGTCCATATTGCGTTTGATTTATTACTGGATAGTATAAATCAGCCTTCATTGGATAAAGAAAATCTACCGTTGTACAGTCTTCCACTATAAAACTCCTGGACGGATAATCGTTTCTTTGTATCTGCTTAATATTTTATCTACCAGTATATTTCCAGTTCCTTCTATTAAGCGCTTATCGTATTCAATTTTGTATTGATCAGTACTAAAACTTTTAACGTATCTTTTATAATAATCCATTTTGCCACACTTAATATCCTCTATTAACATTAATGTTGCGTCTTGAATGTCATAAGGAACTACTTTATAACCAGTTTCTACTAATAAAATATAATCTGCTCCTTCAGCAAAGGCTACGCCAGGAACAACAGTTTGTGTATTTCCACTATCTTCTGTATCAAATAGACTGATAGAATCTGAGACTCCCAGTGGAATACGAGAGTATCTTCTTTCTGCACGATTTACGGCATCAGTTGATTGTAATGGGTCTTTGGTAACTGCTGTTCTATCTTTAGTAATTACAAAAGTATATTGTGTTAACTCTGGTCCATCTTCATCATCTACGTCATAAACTAATTGTGCATTTTCGTATACCTTTAAAATTTTATGAGTTTTTTTCCAAAGCGGTAGATAATCAGTTCCTTGTCCAACTACTTCTAAATACGTTCTATCATAATAAAATCCACCAACTTCGGCATCAATAATATTTCTTGCTAGATTCTCATAACCTTTATAAAGAGCAATATCGGTCGCTGTGCCAGATGTAGCCAAGGCTGTTGGATCTACATAAGGTCTTAAAATTTCTAGATTATCCTGTACGACAATGTCTCCACGGACAAGGTTTGCGCCAGAGGATCCGCCATCTTCGTAAATTGTTAAAGCATATGATTTATCATATTGAATAAACCCATCATCTAAAGAATAGGTTATTTTTTTTGTAGCATTAGAAGATACGGACTCTTCAGTTTCAGTTAACTCTACGGTGTCTTCAATAACAATAATGTATTCATCGTTAGCAGTTGGAACTGTGTATGTTACAGAAAGCGGGTATGGGGGAAGACGTAATATCTGCATTTTTATTTACCGTAGTGTGAGGCTACTTCTTCAGGTGGTGCAATTCTTACCAACCTGTGGGTTAGCCACTTTTCCGATGCCTCCTTTGAGACTATGTTATATCCTACTTTTAAAGCACCCATATTTTCCATGTGTAAGTTTCTTTCTGAATATAGGGCTATCTTATTATCCATATTTTTAGTTTTATTTATTTCTTCTACTACTTCTTCTTCTTTATTTTTTGGTGGAATCCAACTAGCCAAAATTTCTAAAATTTCAATTTTAGTCTTTGATTCAAACAATTCAATTTTATTTTTCTTTGCATATGCTTTTAATGCCATCACAGTTTTAGTCGATAATTCTTCTATTGTTAAATTCATAATTCTCCTATGCTTATTTGTAATTATACCAGAATAAGAATAAGGCGGGTAGTTTTTACGCTACCCGCCCTAATATATGATCTTTTAGATCTTAGGAATCAGCACTATCTGAGTCAACATAAGCGACTGCATCTAGTTCTTCCCATGCAAGACCGAAACGTACGAATACTGTGTATTCGATAGTATCTTTCTTTGCCTTGTATTCACGGTTTACAGTGATGTCTCTTTGGAAACCCCATACACGGTTTGCTGGGAATGTCAAATCGACATAACCTGCAGGGTAGTAAGGAACTTCTAGAACATCTACACCAAGTACACGAGTTGTACGTGAGTTACCTAGTGTCTGTGCTCCACCATCAAGGAATTCTTGACGATTTGCTTGGGTGCTACCAGTGCGATCTGAGAACGCTGCTGAAATAGCATCTGCAAGTGTGCCGTTGTTCTTAACGATACCAGCAAAAGCATCAGTACCTGCGTAGAACTTAAGATTGCTCTTAAGTGCACGGTACTTACGAGGCATTGCTAATAGCAAGCCTTGCATTACTGATGTGGTAAATT